AGCCTATTACTAAAACAGGATATGCTAACATTCCATACAATGAGAACCATGCCATCTTACGTTGTGCATCTCTCATAGCATCCTGGTCTTCGAGTTCTTTTCTCTTGAACTCTAAATACATTGCCTCTTCGGCCTTGGAAACTTTGCCGTCTCCATTTGTATCAGCAGGATGATGTCCGCTTGCTTTTAATTCTTCTTCCATTATTTTTCGCCTTTAACTAAGGTATATACTCCCCAACCTAGACCAACCCAGGCTGCAAGTTTTACAATACCACCGAATAAAATTATAGACCCGCATATTGCGATTAGTACGCCACCGTCTAATGAAGTTCTTTCGACTAATCTATCTTTAATAAAATCTAACATATTTTTCTCCTTTTTGTTTTACACTATATAATCTATACGAGACTTCCGAGCGGTATGTTTCTTACCGTCTTTAGTTACGTAAGGTTTAGTGATACCTTTACTCCCTTCCCTAATGAATAGCAAGCTCACCATACAGTAGGTCACAGAAGTTAGCATAATTGCTAATAATATAAATTCCATTTTAAAATCCTATTGATACTCCGCAACCGCAAGAAGCGGTTTCGTTTGGATTGATAATTCTAAACGATTCGTTCAATCCTTCCTTCATCCAATCCAATGTCGCATTTTTAAGATACGACTCGGACAACTTATCTATGACTATCTTAAACTTTCCGTAATCAGTTACAATATCATCATTATTAATTTTATTAGCATATTCAATAATATACTCAAACCCAACACACCCACCAGCAGTGACACCCAACCTAATATAGCTAGGTTGCGATCCTGCCGTTCTTTCAATCGCTTTAGATATTGCTGCATCGGTTAGTTCCATTACCTTTTCTTTTCAAGATTATCTAATCTTTTATTGATATTATCAATCAACGATTTGAGCTCAGTTGTTCCACCAGGAGCAACAGGAGGATGTGAATCTTCTTCAAGAATTTCTATTCTATCTTCAAGCTCATCAATTTTTCCAGTAATACGAGGATACTTTTTTCTCCAAGCCTCAGGGTCATTTTGTAACCAAGTCCAACCCCAACGAATTACAAGATATTCTAAAATACCGTCAAATTTTGCTACCGCCCAAGTTGCCATTCTTGTATCTTTAAACCAAAACAAGAATCCTGCGCCTGCGATTGAACCAAGGATTGCTGTATAAATCCATAAGGTATCTGATAATAGCCTCTCTAAAATGTCCATTAGTTGTCCTTAGTATATTTTGTGTAGTTATCCATTGAGTGGTCTGCAAGGCCGTCAAAAGGCTTTAGATTAATCCACGAAGTCACAATACCTCGTAGTTTATCTTTCAACTTTCTCCACCAAGCAAGGTTCTTGATAATACCGTTATAGTTAAAATACATAACTGTACCGTGATGACGGTAACCCATAATCCAAGGTGGTATGACTGTAACTAAATCGTTGTTATTAACAAAACGATAATGTTCAACACTTGACATGTTCTTTACAAACTCGGCATTACCAACTCTTGGTGATCCAAATGTATATAGAACAGGTTTGTGTACTTTCAATCTTGAAGCAGCAATTGTTGCCATTGCTCCACCTAATGAATGTCCACAAATTGAAATCTTTTTATCTGAATGTTTTCCAAATTCTTTCATGACGTCTTCCCAGATATCATCAATTTCATTTTGGAAACCATTATGTACCCAACCACCAACTTGAGCCTTATCAGGCCAAATATTTAAATCTGCTTTGAGGTCGTTGAGTTCTGTAGGTTCAGTACCACGGCAACATAGAACGAATTCTTCTTTATTCCAAACACAATGAGCTTGTGCGCCGTCTTTATCAATAAATTTATGACCGGTATAACCTAATGCTTTGAATAATGGTTTGGCTTCCTTACCATCTTCATATGCAATTTTTGCCATTTCTGCTTTTTTAATGGCTTCACTTTTTACATCACCAAATTGTACTTTATTTTTCATAAGTTCTCCCATCGAGATATATACAATTGAGTTCAGCAATTATTTATAAATAACTTCATATTCAATATGAATTAAATCATGAGGAAACAAAATGGCAAACAATTTAAAAGAACTAACAAGACAACACCACGATAATGCAGAAAGAACTGAATTTGCCGATATGTTACTTTCTGGGAATATCAGTCCTAAACTTTACCAAGAATATTTACACGCTCAATTACAAAATTATATGGTATTAGAGTCAGCGGTTGAAGTACCGATGGAGTTAGAACCTATCTTTAGGTCAACTTTAATTGAAGAAGATTTATCAGAATTACAATCTACTTACGATTTAGAAGAAGTTGAAGAAAACTTTGAATCCGTTATAGAATACAATAAACATATTCATAAACTTCTCGAAGATGGTGATAACGAAGCATTACTTGCTCATTTGTATGTAAGACACTTTGGAGATGCTCACGGTGGTCAAATCATTAAAAGAAATGTTCCTGGTGCAGGTCTTATGTATGAATTTGAAAATAGAGCAGAGTTGATTAAACAAGTAAGAGAACTATTGCATGATGGAATGGCTGGTGAAGCAATGATATGTTTTGAATATGCAGAAAGGTTATTCCATGAGCTCATGGAAAACTATCGAAACAACGCAGAAGATTACGAACCAGAAAATTACGCAATGGCAAGACAGATGGGCGGTTGGGAAGACAATGAATAAAATTGAAAGTCCTCTCTTTGATAGATTGAGAAATTTATCAGAAGAAATTTGTAATGTGTTTGATTCTTATATGGAACGTTATGATAATCCTAAACATGTAGCAGACCTAAATGGTTGGGAAGATCACTTTTGGTCAAACGATGTTATTCGTAAATGTCATTTAAAAACAATTGAACCCATAGGTAAAAACAAAATGTGGTTAATGCATATTAATGTGTTTCCTGAGTTTGATGTTGACCTTCCTATCTTCGGTTTAGATATTGTTGCTAATCCTAAAAAGATATCAGGTTGCTTTTGCGATTACTCTCCACTCCACGAAAGAGGTCATGTCTTTTTAGAAAAATTCAAATTAGAGACTAAAGACTTAACTTGGACGAGGGCAAGGGTAATGCCAGATTGGGCTCAAGAAATATTTTCAGAGGATATTGTTGGCGCAGGTTCAATAAGAGAAGGATTAGAAACAGACCAACTTTGTCAAATGGCATTGAACCTAGCAACCTTTTATTGTATGGAGATGGGTAATCCTGTTCATTCAAAATTAGATTGGCTGAATACAAAAGAAGCACAGAACAAATATTGTCGTAATCAGAAAATGAATCGTATGCTCCATTCTTCAATACTCGCAATGGGTGTACCTGAAGAACGCAAGAATCAATATGTAGAAAACGTTCTATTCGAAGAAGTATAGACACTTTTTATTTCTTAATAAATAGATTGACATCTAACCAAAACTGTAGTATAATAGAGCTATACGGTTGAAATTATTCTATCGGTCTATTTTATTACACATTTCAAAAATAACTATTGACATACTCAGTTAATTAGTATATAATATAGGATATACATGACAAAAAAAGAATCAAAGGAAAAAACTGATATGTCCGTCGTAGCTCTAACACCAGATAAAATACACCATGAGATAAGTAAACACATTTCAAAAGGAGTTCCATATATTGACGCCTTAGTCGACTTCTCCGAGAAGAATGGAATTGAAATAGAAACAATTGCTCAAATCGTAAAAAAGAGTTCTATCTTGAAAGAAAAGATTCGGACTGAGGCAGTTACTTTAAAGATGGTGAAGAAGGAAGATGAACAAGATATCACAGACTTTAGCGAGTGATGATAGTTTTAATGCTTATGTTAAATTCTTAGCATTGAAAAAACATTTTACAACGGACAATTACGATTACTTTAAATACAATGGAAAGGTACGTGCAAATTACGAAACATTTATGTCTCGAAACGATGCCTATTCATTCGCAAAATTAGCGAAAAAAGATGATGTTCAAGGACTCATTTTAAGTAATCTTTTAATAAATAAAAACATCTGGGTACGCGATTTGCTTGACAGCGAGGGCGAAGCCAGATATATGAATTGGAGGAAAAAGATAGAATCATTAGGTTATGTCTTCAAATCCGAGCTTGCTCATCTTAATGATGAATACAAGCGAAACTTTATATCAGTCGATGGACAACATCCTCTTGTGATGACATTGTTATTACAAAAGAAGATTAGTCTTGAGACGTTTACTATTTTAGCTTTCATGGCGAATATATTTTCGTACTGGAGTGAGAAAATAGTTGACAAACATGTTAGTTTTGATATAATAGACAAATCCAGAAAGTATAAACCTTTCTTGGAGTTTGAACCAAATCGTTTTAAGACAATTGTTAAAGAACGGTTTGATATTTAATACTACGCAATATAACGCTATACATAAGGAGAACTAATTATGGCACTAACAGACTTCTCTTCTCTGAAGAAGAATCGCACGAAGACCTTGGATAAGTTGAACTCTCAACTTGAAAAGATATCTTCAAAATCATACCAAGACCCTAACGCAGGAAAATTTTGGAAACCAACGAGAGACAAAGCTGGTAATGGATTCGCAGTAATCCGTTTCTTGCCTGCACCTCAAGGTGAAGAAATGCCTTTCGTAAGGTTGTGGGATCATGGATTCCAAGGACCTACAGGTTTATGGTATATCGAAAATTCACTAACCACATTGAACCAGGATGATCCTGTTTCTGAGTTTAATTCTAAACTGTGGAATAGTGGAGTTGAATCTGATAAAGACCAAGCACGTAAGCAAAAGCGCAGGCTCAAGTATACTGCTAATGTCTATATCGTTAAAGATTCAGGCAATCCTGAAAACGAAGGTAAAGTATTCCTTTATCAATTCGGTAAGAAAATCTTTGATAAGTTGAATGATTTAATGAATCCAACTTTTGAAGATGAGGATCCAGTAAATCCGTTTGACCTATGGGAAGGAGCAAACTTCCGTCTCAAAATCAGACAGTTTGAAGGTTATCCTAACTATGACAAGTCTGAGTTCGACCCTGCTTCACCATTGTCTGAAGACGATGCTGAGTTGGAAAGAATTTGGGGAGAACAGCATTCTCTCGAAGAAATTGTTTCTGAAAAGAACTTCAAGTCATATTCCGAGTTGAAAACTAAACTCTATCGTGTTCTTGATTTACAAAATGATGAACCGACTGCTTCTGCACCGGTAACTGAAACTGCTGATGAATTGGATTTATCTGATATGTCCAACGATACAGCTGAACCAGTAATGGCAACGGCTGAACCTAATGTAGGCTCAACCGCTAGTGATGATGATGACGACCTTAGTATCTTTAAGGAATTGGCACGTAGTTAATAACAGCACGGAGGGTACTTCGGTGCCCTCCTTTTTTAAGGAGATTATATGTCTATAGAAAAAGAAACCACAATACTTGATTTTGATTTTGGTTTTACTGCTGTTGATGCCGATGAATTGGAAGTAGTTCAACAAGCAAAGGAAGCAGTTACTACAACTGCGGCTTCTGCTGAACAGAACGCTGCTAAGGCTCAATTAATATATGATGCGGTTGTACCGCTATTGAATAACTTAAAAGCTAACCCAGAAAAGGATTACATATATTGGCCAAACCGATATGAGAAACTTGATGCGTTTGCCGATAAGTTACATCAAATTTTAAGTGGAGAATAAAATGAGTTTACTCGATAAAATGTTAAAGGCTGGGTCAATAAAGCAGGCATCTGCTCTATCTGATTCTGCTTTCTTTAAAGATAAGGATCCTATTCAAACAGAACTACCTATTGTAAATATTGCATTTAGTGGTTCGTTAAAAGGTGGTCTTATCCCAGGTCTTACAGTTGTAGCAGGAGAATCAAAAAGTTTCAAAACTTTGCTCGGCTTATATTGTATGAAGGCTTATTTGAAAAAGTACCCGAAAGGTGTTGCTTTGTTATACGATTCTGAATATGGTATTACACCTGAGTATTTAGAATCTTTTGATATTGATACAACAAGAGTACTTCACGTTCCAATTGAAGATGTTGAACAACTAAAGTTTGATATTACGAAAAGATTGGATGAAGTAGATAAAGGTGACAACGTATTCCTAATGATTGACTCAATCGGTAACCTTGCTTCGAAGAAAGAAGTTGAGGATGCTATGAATGAAAAATCAGTAGCGGATATGTCGAGAGCAAAAGCACTCAAGTCATTGTTCAGAATCATTACACCTAAACTGACTACAAAGGATATTCCTTGTATCGCAGTTAACCATACATATAAAGAGATTGGGTTATTTCCTAAGAACATTATTTCAGGTGGTACAGGTATTTACTATTCTGCGAATCAAATCTTTATTATATCTAAGGCCCAAGAGAAAGATGGTACTGACCTAGCAGGTTGGAAATTTACTATCAATATTGAAAAGTCAAGATATGTAAAAGAAAAAGCAAAGCTGCCGTTTAAAGTATTATATGATTCAGGTATTCAAAAGTGGAGTTCCTTAATGGATCTTGCGATTGAATCTGGTCATATTACAAAGGCAACACAAGGATGGTATAATTTGACTGACCTTGAAACTGGTGAAATTATTGAACCGAAACGTAGAGGAAAGGATATTGAAGAAGATGATAGTTTCTTCCAAGACCTAATCCAAAACGATTCATTTAATAAATTTGTTGAAAGAAAGTACAAGCTGACTAATGTGGAGGGAAATGATGCTCGAGAAGACGATACTATCGAATCTGATTCTGAATGAGGACTATTGCCGAAAGGTATATCCTTATCTTAAAGAAGATTACTTTGATGATACCGTTCTTCGTAAAGTATTTGAGACGGCTTCCGAGTACCTAGAAAAGTACAAGGAGCCGCCTTCTCTTGAAGCTTTAAAGATTGCTGTTGATAAAAGAAAGGATCTGACTGAAGATACATATCAAGGTGTTCATCAATTAGTTAGTGAAATGACTATTGATAAAGATACCAATATAGAATTTTTAATTGATGAAACGGAAAAGTTTTGTCAAGATAAAGATTTATATAATAGTATCCGAAAGTCAATCCTTATTCTTGACGGACAAAATACTGACCAAGGAAAAGGTGAAATACCAAGGTTGCTATCTGATAGTTTAGGTATCAGTTTTGACCAATCAGTAGGTCATGATTTCCTTGAAGATGTTGACGATCGTTATGAACATTATCATCGCAAAGAAGAAAGGATTCCATTTGATATTGATATCCTTAACAAAATTACAAAAGGTGGCATACCTCGTAAATCTATGACTGTCTTGTTGGCAACAACAGGTGGTGGTAAGTCTTTACTTAAATGTCACATGGCAGCAAATCATTTGATGTATGGAAAGAATGTTCTGTATATTACAATGGAAATGGCTGCTGAAGAAATCGGCCGTCGTATTGACGCAAACATTATGGATATTACTTTGGACGAAGTTGCTGAAGTACCTCGTGATGTATTTGAAAAAAGAATGGCTCGTTACAAAACAAAGACAACAGGTAAGTTGGTTATTAAAGAATTTCCAACAGGCTCTGCACATAGTGGTCATTTCAGACATTTGCTGAATGAACTCAAACTTAAAAAGAACTTCAGTCCTGATGTTATCTTTTTAGATTACCTGAATATTTGTTCTTCCTCTCGAGTTAAAGGTGCAGCAGCGGCAAACAGTTATACTTTAGTTAAATCAATCGCAGAAGAAGTTCGTGGATTAGCAATGGAATACAATTGTGCAATCGTTACATCTTCTCAATATAACAGAGATGCTTATGGTAACTCTGATGTTGACTTAACAAATACTTCTGAATCTATGGGTATTACTCATACGGCAGATGCAATCTTTGGTCTTGTTAGTTCTGAATACCTTGACGAAATGAATCAACTGATGATTAAACAGTTGAAGAATCGTTGGGGAGACATCAGTTATTATCGAAGATTCCTAGTTGGTATCGAAAGAGCAAAGATGAAGATTTATGAGTTGGAAGAATCGGCTCAGAGCAATATAAATCTTGACGGTCCTGGAGGTGGTCAATCGCCGGGAAAGAAACAGAATTATGATGATGGTCCTGTATTTGACAAGACCGATATTGGCCTTAGGCTAAATAAACGTAAACCTGGTAAAAATGTCTTTGGAGATGTAGAACTTAGATAGACTTATCTGTATAAATAAACTAAAGTACATTAGAATTAACACAGGTTATTTATGCGCAGATTTAAAACATTTGCTTCTATCAATGAAGCTTCTCTAATGAAACCCGACTATGTAATTGGTCATAGGGTTGTATTTAACGGTAAAGGCTTTAAAGAATTACTACAGTTAGGCTATAAAAGCGGCGATGTCTTTGAACTCGTCGGTCCTGGTCAAAAGGTTGCCTTAGCTGTTGGTAAAGCTGACGCTCCAAACGAAAAATTCTTATTAGGTCCTGACGGTAAAATCATTCAAATGAATGGAGCAGATGGATTTAAATCTTCTTCCTTTACTCATCACAAAGAATCAGGTGCAATGCCAAGTGGTGCTGAATGGGAAGACATTATTGTATATGCATATAATAATTTAAAAGGGCAACCAACAGATGCTGAAACTGAGGAGGTCGCATTAAAATTCTGGGACAAATACTCGGACAACGCAAATGAGATTGCTAAAAACTTTGATAAAAAACTTAAAGCTAAACGCTTGGTTCAAACTGGTCGTGGTATTGGAGCTGTTAGTCTCGGTCCTATATGGAAAGAAAGCGGCGCAAAGAATAAGACTCCAAAGACGGATATTGCATCTGCAGATTTCAAGGAAAAAATCAGTCTCAAGAAAGGCGGAGGTAGTCAATTAGCTTCAGCTGAAAAGAAAGAAGCTGTTGCGATTGTTAAAGCTGCTCTTGCGAATATGGGTAATGATAAAAAGTTTGCCAATGATCTTGTTGGTGGTATCGAAGAAAAGATGACCGCATTAATTTCAAAAGAAACTGTTACTAATTTATCTGCCAAATCAAAAGCAGGCGATACATCCGCAGATGTGGTTGACTTCCAAGAAAAAGATAAAGGTAATAAAGAACTTTCTCAAATGCTTGAGTCTTACATTAACCAAGATACAGCAATTAACCAATTATTTTCAAAACATATTGTTTTAGAAGCAAGTACAGGTAATCAGAAATTTGGTACTCCTTCTTCTCCAGCTGCAGCCAACCTATTAGGTAAATTTGACCCAGCGGGTCCTGTTGTATTAGAACCGATTGAGACAATTCACGATCCTATTATTGTTAAGTATGCGGCAACTGTTAAACCTTATGTTGCATTTAAGAAAGGAAGTGGTAATTCTCCTGCTTATTCAGCAATGCGTTTTTCAATTAAAGAAGATATTCAAACTTTTCAGGATATCGTTTTAGAAGAACTCGGTAACGTAGATGGATTATTAACAGAGGACTATTTGGCTGAAGGTCCACTTGATATGTTACGAAGAGCAGGTAGAGCAGCAAAGAATATCGGTAAGGATATGATTGCGAAAGTAGGAAATGTAATTAAAGTAGTATTGAAAAAGGTACTTGGGATATTGAAAAAGATTGCTTCTCTAGGAAAGAAAATGTTTTCATCACTAATGAAGTTTCTTGGATTAGAAATTGGATTTACTTCCAATATTATAGGTGAGGTATCATTGTAATGCCAAAAGGATATAAAGATTATATTGAAGAAGGACCTAACGATCCTGCGATCTTTAAAGCTATCCTTTTAGCAGGCGGACCAGGTTCAGGTAAATCCTTTATTGTTGGAAAGACATCATTAATGTCTCATGGATTTAAACTTGTAAATTCAGACGATGCATTTGAAAATGCAATGGATAAGGCAGGATTATCAATGGATGCTGATTCTATCTTTTCTGCACAAGGACAAGCGATACGAGATAAAGCAAAAAGAATTACAGGACTTCGTTTAGAAAGATATATTGAAGGCCGATTAGGTTTGGTCATTGATGGTACAGGTAAAGACGCAGAGAAAATTAAAACACAAGCAGCAAAACTTAAATCATTAGGTTATGATGTAGCAATGATTTTTGTGAATACAGATTTAGATACTGCTATCAAGCGTAATGATATGAGACCAAGATCCTTGCCTGTCACCCAAGTAGTAACAATGTGGAAAGCAGTTCAGAAAAACATAGGACGATTCCAAGGATTGTTTGGAAACAATATGTTAATTCTTGATAACAATGACGGTGATGATTTTAATTCAACTGCCCAGTATGGTTATAAATGGGGCAAGAAGTTTGCTGAGAAACCTGTAAGACATATAAAAGCAATTAAATGGTTAGCATCGTTTAAGGAAATGACAGAAGCAACATTGGCTTCAAACCATTCTGCTATTCTTGATGCATTATGGACAGATGTAAAAGCAAAGTTAGAAAAAGATTTAAAACGTGGAGGTAACCTAAAAGACCTCGACGATATTGCCGCTCTCGTAAATAAAAAAGTTGAATTAGATACAAGACATAAAGGATACTCGAGGTTAAAGAAAAGAAAATGAAGTCATATAACCAATACATAGCGGAAGCTGCGCAGAATCTACATATGACTCATCTTGAGGATGCTGTTATTGATGGTGGTGTCACAGGAACAAGAAACGTAATTAACTATATACGCAATATACGCGATATGCTTTCAGGAAACACTGCAGCTCCTGTTAGCTTAACAACAAAGTGGGACGGCGCTCCTGCGATCTTTGCTGGTAAAGATCCAAGCGATGGAAAATTCTTTGTCGCAAAGAAAGGAGTATTTAATAAAACTCCAAAACTATATAAAACAAACGCAGAAATAGATAATGACCTATCAGGTGACCTCAATGCTAAATTTAAAATTGCATTAAGTGAACTTGCCAAGATAGGAATTGAAGGAGTAGTGCAAGGTGATTTCTTATATTCAAAAAGCGATCTTAAAACAGAAAATATTGATGGAGAACCGCATGTTACTTTCCATCCTAATACCATTGTTTACGCGGTACCTAAATCATCAGACCTCGGTAAGAAAATATCAAACTCAGAAATCGGTGTGGTCTGGCATACAACATACGGAGGACCAACTCTTGACTCAATGTCTGCAAGTTTTGGTCAGGCGATCTCAGCAAAACTTAAAGAAGTTAAAACAGTATGGCACGTAGATGCAACTTTTAAAGATGAGTCAGGTACAGCAACATTTACAAAAGAAGAAACTAAAGACATTACGGATATGTTATCTGAAGCAGGTAGATTATTCAGAAAGATAGACGCAAAAATTTTAAACGAGTTTAGTAATAATACAGATTTAAACGCAAAGGTAAATACATACATTAATTCAAAAGTAAGAGAAGGACAACGAGTAGGTGCAATTAAACCTTTCGTATTAGGACTTCAGAAATACATACAAGATTATTATAGAAAGCAAGCTGACGCAAGAAAGACACCTGCTGGTAAGAAAACGCAAATGGATAAAGCAGCAGCAACTTTAGCAATCTTTTCAAAATCAAATCTGAAAAAGATTGAAGAGATATTTACACTATATGATAAGCTTGTTGATATTAAAGGCGTGATAATAAATAAACTCAATAAAGTACAAGGAATTCGTACTTTGCTTAAAACAACAAAAGGATTTGAAGTTACAGGTCAAGAAGGATTTGTTGCGATTGACCAATACGGTACAAATGCACTAAAGATTGTTGACCGACTTGAATTTAGTAAAGCAAACTTCAGTCCTGAATATATTAAAGGATGGCAAAAATAATGGCATTCGTAACAGTACCAGGAAGCAACGGAACATGGGAATATGACAACGCAGCAACTGCGGCAGATACTTATGTTAACTCTCCAGGAACCGTTACTGCGGGTGTAAGGGTATTTACTGTACCCAATAGTGGTGGCCATACAACACAAACTTATATTAAATGCAGAAAGCCAGGAAAAACTCTGGTGAACGGTGAAATCAATAAAGACTTTTACGATTATAGATTTAGTCAAGGAACACCATAATGGCAAATATTCATTACTTAAAAAAATCACATAACGAAGCAATTGTTAAAATGTATAGCGTCGAATCTGCCGGAGAAACAATTGATTTAGCTTTATCAAACTTAGCAACAGATGATGAAACATTTGATGCTGGAACCGCCTCAGTTACAGTTAAAGAAATATATTGGGGCGCAAAGAAAGACAAGCAAATTGATTTAACTCGTTGGGATGGTGTTGAAACGCACGGCCATTATTATTTGCTAGGCTCAGGATATTACAACTATGTTGGTTTTACTGATGATGTATATTCTGAACGAGACCTCCGGGCTATTTTAGATGGCCCAGGTCACGTTATCTTAAAACTTACGAAGGTTTCAGGCTACACAAATTAAACACACGGTTATAGTTGACACGACTCCCTAACTTTGATATAATATACATTATGGTTTATGATGAAAGATCTTATTGATAAAAAGACAGTCGCTTTAGTTGGAAACAGCCAAAGTTTGTTTGATTATCAATACGGAAGTGAAATAGATGATCACGACGTTGTTATAAGAATTAACGACACAGCAATTTATTACGATAATAACCGCCATTCTCATGGTTCTCGGAATACTATATGGGCATTCTGGGATGTTCTAAAATTTATCACTTCTCAAAAACAATACCGAGGACCAAGAACCGACGAGTTCTTTTCTTCAGGTAAATATCATAAACTTAACTTATTAGGAGCAAATGCAGATAAGGCGTTTGAGTTAGATGATGTAGCGTTTGGTACTGACATAAAGAAAAGGTGTAAAAAAGAATTAGGTAATCCTTCAGCAGGATCCATATTATTATATTTACTTAACGAATATAATCCTAGATGGGTAACAGTATATGGAATGGATTTTAAAAGAACAAAAACTTTTTCACACGAACATAATAGTGTTGATAATCAAAGGTATGATTCTTTTTATCGACATAACTTTAAATTTGAAGAAGAATATGCAAAGCAGAAATATTTTTCGCAGGAACGATTTGTAATAAAAGGAAACTGATAATGAAAAACGTGACGGTCATTAATTTCTATGGAGGACCAGGTTCAGGTAAATCTACTGCTGCCGCAGGATTGTTTTACAATATGAAAATCGCAGGATATAATGTTGAGCTTACAGACGAGTTTGCTAAAGAATGTGTTTGGGAAGGTAACATTCCAATGCTTCAAGACCAACTCTGGGTTCTTGGACATCAACATAGAAAGATATTACGATTAGCTGATAAAGTAGATTATATTATTACTGATA